GGGCATGTTGGGCTAAGGGTCAAGCCATCGCAACAAACTGTAATATTCTCAATAAGCACATTTAATTGAGAAAGCCACAGATTCTCATATAAAATACAACAACATAACACTATCGTTATATCTTACCTAAAGAGTACACTTGTACCATCCTACCCCTGTCCACCCCTTGCGTACCTGCATTCCACGCAGAGACGCGACAGGGCCAGATCCCTTGCGCTGCAACGGGTTAGGGCTGGCCACGGCTGCCATTGGACACAGAATCTGGACACAACTGGACCCGCAGCAGTACGGCTGTACTGGCCGACCCCCTATGGGGGGAAGTGGGCGCCGGCTATCTGGCGTAGGGACTTCAGAAATTTGTGTCAAAAATTACGGGTGGCTCTACAAGCGCTTAGAAGGGCCCTCTGAGGAGCCGTAGGTGTATTGACACTTGCGGGGAGTCAGAGGGGTCTTCCAGAGCCTTCTAGACCTCTCTCAGGTCCCAGGAGCCACAGGCGGATACTCCTCATCCAGATTTATCGGAGAAGGAACATATCCTTTAGCAAACAGAACCCGCTGAGCCTGCTCATAGTAGGGGCTATCCTTTGGAGCCACGGCAATCACCTTGCGAGCTTGATCCACGGTCAAATCAATCTTGGTCACTGTTGGTTTCCTGAATTACGTTGAAGATGCTTGGAATTTCTTTACAAAGAATGCTGGCAATCTCTTGGGCAATGACGCGATGCTCCAGCTGTGTCTCCGGCCCACGCCGCACCTGAAGGTAATGAAGCCAGCTGCGGAGAGTCCCAGACATGTATAGACGAGTGGGACTATTAATGGGAAGAACCTTACGGGCACACTCCTTTGCCACACCAAGTTCAAGCAGCCGCTGATACGCATCAACCGCCGCAGCGTACGCCTCCAGACAAAGCCTGTCTGCTTCAGCAGTGGCCACATTACTCAGATCGCTGATGCTGTTCTGCCTGTTAGTCAGGTCCTGCCGTCTCCACTGGGGCAGCGTCAATGGCTGCTCCACCTCCGCATACCGCTGTGAAAACTCCTGGAAGGAGAAAGACCGATGCCGGAGGATCTGTGCGCTGATATCACGGGTGGTATTTATCTCAACACACGCACTCGCCATCTCAAACGGACTCCAGTGCTTATGCTTGATCAGATACTTAAGCAGCCGTTCTGGGCTCTTGTTCTCTTCTTGGGACTTAGGATTACTGACTCTGGCACAGTAGGTAATGATGGACTCTGCGTTTGGTGTAATCCAGATAAGCTTAGTAGCAGGCATATGGAGTGGTAGGTGGTGGTGGTAATAAGAAGGGGATAGGTAATAGCTGCTGCTGTGGCTGCTGTAGCGTAGTAATAAAGTGAGCAACTATGATTACTACTTGTCTTTTCGGAGGTCCTTGACTCCCCTCGCCCCCAAAAGGGGCTCCGGGACTCTGCGGCCTCGACAAGTCTAGTCATAGTCGCCCGGCTCACGCAATTACAGTTCAGTAGTAAGCTCCGCGTCAGTCCCCCTTCGGGGTCCTTCCTTGGTCTTCGGGGCGCCCCTTCGGGGCTTCCTCAGAGAAGGCCTGCCGGCCTTAGTAAGTACCTTTTTTTTTGGATGTCTTTACCCCCGAATGGGGGTCCTTTTGTCTTCCCTTTTTTAGAGCCACGAATAGACGTTTCCATCTGTTATGTCTTCCACGCTTGAGAAGGACTTTCCAGCCACGAGCATGTCGGTAGCAAGGGTGGGTTGTTCAAGGAACATGTTGAGCATGTTGTCCCACTCCTGACGCTTCTCTTGGATCAACGCTTCCCTTGAGGAGATGGCCAGAACATCCTGAAAGTACTTGACACCAAGGGCAAGAGCGTCTACTCGGTCATCGTGCTTGACGGCACCCTTTTCCCGACACATCCGGGTCAGTTGATACATCAGCATTCTTGGAAGGCGTTCCTCTGGAGCCATGTCGTTGTTTGACTGGTAGTCCCAGCTAATGAGGCGTTGATCGATGACCAACCTATGCTGATTGAGAACCGGTTCAAGGGTGTCAATAATCCTATCCTCCTTCCTTGTTGTAGCGCGTGTCTCCTCAAAATTCATGCCAACCTTCATTTCGATGGCGTGCTTCTTTAGGAGTTCCATGATCGCCCCGTCACCGAAGTTGGATTCAATCAGACACGTCTTTGACCCGAACTGCTTTGAGCGACGCAGTATTTCTCTAAGGGTAGCATCAGAGTATCCGTCTTGGGTCGCATAAATGTCCCGAATGTAAATAAACCCGTTGATCTGTGACAGGATGATGGACACCGTTTCGTCCTTTCCTCGGCCTGAGGGGTCCACAGCCGTAATGGTCTCATTCCAGGGAATGAACTCACCGGTTGCCTTTGGCCTGTGCCACCGGTCACCGGGAAGCGCAACGGCTGGTAGATCAAGAAGGGTCTCCTTGTCAGCACCCCACACCAGATCAGACGGCCCACGAGCGGGGTCCAAAGCCAAAACAGAAAAGTCTGATAACTTAAGGGGAAACTTGAGGGCGTCAGAGAGGCTCGTGTCAAGCATGAACTGCAACATGAAGTTGCTCCGGCTCATACTTTGCTCACGTTCGAGCAGATTGATTTCCGAAAAACGTGTATCGGTCGGTGTCCAAGAAAGCTTTTCTAAACCGTGCTCATCAATGTCCTTTTGAAGCTCTTCTGCCAATACGTCTTCGTATCCAACAAGGCTCTTGGGATATCTGGCGGGCCACACCATAGGGGTATAGCCACGTTCTCGTAAGGTACGATAGATTGTAAACGTAGTTTGAGGCGTGCCAAGGAAGATCACACGGCTGTCCTTCTTGGGCGTAAGCACGGATTCAAATTCAGTAACCAACTGAAGCAGCTTTTCCCTCATCAAATCTGTAGCTGAGTTGTTCGGAACTTCGATGTCATCAGCCACAATAAGATCAGCTCGGCTACCAGTCAACTGACCGCCGATACCCACACTCTTTACTGAGGGACTTTGAGCTGGTTTTGCACCGGCCACATCAAATGATACTCGACTCCACCGTTGATCGTCGTCCACTGGAGCCAAATGGTTTAACCAGGAAAACTCAAGAATACAACGTTGGCAAAAAATGCTAAAGTCATCGGCACGCTGCTTGCTGGCCGACACCACCATAATCTTTTTGTCTCTATCACAAAATAGGTTCCACAAAACAAAGGCAGCCGTAACCCAGCTCTTGCCGCAACCTCGGAACATTTGCAGCTGAATACGTTTGCCTCCATTTTGAAGGTAACGCGCCATTGCTAGTTGAGCGCGAGTAGGAGCGGGCAGTTGAAGAGATTTCCAGCAGAGCCTAAGGAACAGACTAAAGTCGTCCTTCAATTTTTGCTCTAAGCCTGGCTGCGATTGTTTCGAGTTCATCGAGGGTTGCATCATTTTTAATGCGGTTCATGCGGTAACTAATTAACCAAACATTGTCTTTTGTGTAACCCTTTCTGGGGTCGATACGATCCAATGATGGTGAATTGTCTTGAGGTTTTCCATGCCCACGTTCCCACAACAAAGGTTCATCAGTGATTGGACACGTTAAGCGATACAGGCTTTGTAAAAACTCGTAGTCTAGATCATGGTCCAAGGATTTTGCTTTAGCACGCTTGCGGGTATCCCAAAGCATGTTTTGCAAAATAGCTTTAACTGGATCAGATTGGTTGAGTTTTGCACGGCAACGTTGAGTGGCACCTCTCTGCTTCTCTGCGGCGTGATGAGGGTGATAGACCATGGATGTACCTACACAATAAATAAAGGGCCCTGTAGGGGCTTACAGGACCCAATGGCGGCTATTTCTTTTTACGGCTCTTGCCAGCCTTATTGAGGGCGATGGCAATTGCTTGCTTATTTGGGTAGCCTTCCCTTGAAAGCTTGCTGATGTTTTTGGATACCGCCTTTTGCGATTTACCCTTTGAGAGGGGCATTACTTTTCCCCACGAAGCTTGGTGTTGTACTTCTTGCCACGCCAGGTGAAGGTGCTCTTGCCAGCCTTACGGGCAGCAGCAAAGGAAGAGTCGAAGCTAGAAGCACCACTGCCGCCGGAGGACGCCTTACGAGGGCCCACAACGGGGCTACCTTTAAT